GGGTTCTTACCTTTCTTTTCCTCTGCTGTGTCTTGTGAACTACTTGGCTTTTCGGTGGGTCGCTTCGGCGACCGGCGAGAATCCACCAGTGATCATTAACGGCGACGACATTTTGTTCCAGTCTTCGCCTGAGTTCTCTCAGGCTTGGATGGAGTTTGTGCCGTCGGTCGGCTTAGAGGTTGAGAAGGTGAAGACCGGGGTGGATCCTTGTTATGGCTCTCTCAATTCGACACTTTTCTCTTGGGGTCCCGACGGTCTTTTGACCCGTCGTCGGACCCTACGGTTTGGCATGCTTAGGCAGCAGACCGTCCCCAATTCTTTGGGTTATTCTTTTAGAGATTTTGTAGCCGGTTTGGAGGGTCAGGTAAGGTGGCGCGCTGCTGTGACTTTTTTTGAGTACCATTCTGGTACGATGAGGAGTTTTCAGTATTCACTTCCTTCGCTTGGTTTTCGCGGCGCGTTGGCTCATCGACTTTCTCGAAAGTTCAATTTGCTTTACGACCGTGAGGATGTTTCGGTTCCTGCTCGTGAGCACGGGGTGGAGTTGCCGGCGGATCTAATCTCGCTGGTTCCACGTGACGTGCTTACGGTTGAGCAGAAGTCGTTTTCCTCTGACGAAACGGCAGCTTGGAAGTGGGGGTTTGGTTTTAAAGCGGTGGACGACGTTCGGGAGGCCATTTTGTGGGCGCTGAGAACTTCTGGCTCTTCTTCTTGGAAGAGCGGTTTTCAGTATGCGCCTGTTTTTTGGTGCTCTGATTCCGAGTTTCGTTTCCGCCTGAAGAACGCAAGGGAAGAAGAAAAGGTGAGTAGGAAAGGTGTTAGGTCGTCGTTTCTCGAGCCTCTGCCAAAAAGAGAGTTTGATCGGATCTTGTCCTCAGTTTTTGACTGTTTGGACTTCGATCTCAGAGGCGAGTTGCCGACCTATAGTGAGAGTTGTGGACGGAGCGTTGAGGTCGCGAGCCCTCCTGCTTACTGCGGTAAGCTCCTGTGTGATGCGTTGAAGATCAGGGACTATGAAAAAGGTCCCCAGCCTTACTGAAACACTCTATTCGGTTCGGTAGTGACGGTGAATTAACATTCATAGTTGCGAGGGGAGAAACTCCCCGAGGTGGTGTACTCCACTGCGAAGCACACCTTCGGGTGGTTACTAATTATAG